TATCGGTGCTCTACTTTCCACAGCTACGCAAACTTGTGAAAATACTTCGTTTGCGCGGTTCTGGATAAACAATGCTGTTTGCTGTGCAGGTAGCTTTATTATTGGTTTTTGTGTTTACCTTCTCATTGTACCTCACCAATATAATCCAGGTATAACTATTGCTAGTTCTATCGGTGCTACATTTGCAAGTACACTCACATTAAAAAATTTAAATAAATACGCAGATCAATTAAGGACAGCAATCATAAAAAAGTTAGAAAAAAAATTGAATTCTTTAGAATCTGAAAATAATGAGCAAGAGGAAAAAGAAAGTACTGCTAAAACTGATCAATCGTAAAATGCTTATTTTATGTTATTCGACCGGTTAGTTTAACTATACATATAGCGTTGACTTCAACAATAAATTCAACGTATCATATCGAACAGCAAACAACACAACATTTAAGATAAGTAAATTATGAACATCAACTCCGCACCACCAAATAAGCGTATAGTTACCTTAATACGCGACTATTCAAACGATCATGGAATGTTTGGTCGTCTTTTTTATAATAAATTTTCATGTTTTACATTAGAATTACCATGGCGCGATAATAAGCCTAATAAGTCGTGCATTCCAACAGGAACATACAAAGTCAAATGGATGTTTTCTGGCCGCTATGGTAAAAAATATGAGTTACAAAATGTTGAAAACAGAACAAATATTTTAATACACCGTGGAAACTATGCCGGGGATACAAAAAAAGGATTGAAGTCAGACGTGGGCGGATGTATTCTTTTAGGTAAGCGGCGGGGTATTATTAATAATCAGCAAGTCATTCTTTTATCAACGCCTACAGTTCGTAAATTTGAACAAATTATGCAACATAAACCATTTGTGATAAACCTTGGAGTAAGTGTGTAATGGGTATTTATGAGTTAATCTCATCAATCTTTGGTGGTGGAATTGTTGGCTTGATAGGTTCATTAGCACAAAAATACTTCGCCTATCAAACAGCCAAGCTGGAATTACAAAAGCAAAAAAATAACCATGAGCATGAACGTGAGATGATGTCTCAAGAACGTATGTTTATGGAAGCTGAAGCCAAAGCGCGAATCCAAATCATAGAGGAAGAGACACGGGGCGCAATTCAAGCAGCTAAATATGAGTTAGCTGGTGAAGAATTAGATGCTCAAAAAGCCTCATACGCACACGATAGCGCCACTTATTCAAAAGATACTGACAGCACTCTAATGCGTATCGTAGATTTTTTTAGAGGTTTAATAAGACCTCTTTTAACTCTCTACTTATGTGCTGTATCTACATATATAACGTATAAATCATACGTTATGTACAATCAAACAATGACATTAATCAAAGATAATCTTTCCAGATTTACAGGCGACGGCGCACTAGTAATGGCTAAAGCAAACTTTGAGCTGCTAGAAATGATTATTACAGCGCTTTTGTTTTTAGCATCCACTGCTGTTACATGGTGGTTTGGTTCTAGGGATAAATTTATAGCATTTAAAAAATAGCCATGGAAGTAATAGCAAAATTTTTTTACGTATATTTATTCCTACTGGCTACAGCAGCTTTTATCTATTCTTTAAGAATTGGTAAAAAAGTCGACACGTTATGTTTTACTGGTAACCACGTATACTATGCGTACATATCAGTTATTGTTTTAAGCTGTGCTCAAATGTATCAATCTCTACAACTAATAAAATTCACGACATATTTTACAGACGGTTGGTGGGTTCCATTTTTTTGTAAACAATTAAGCATATTCGTGTACTTAGCTGTACTAAGTTGCATTAATAGCTGTAGGCAGTGTAAAGATGATTGATTATGATGTACTAGCCATTCAATTTTTGTATTGTAGTGAACTTGTAGTTATTTTTTTTACATTTGCTTTGCTATGTGCAGTAGGTTTAACATTTAAGAATAAACCTATCACTGCGCGCAACCGGTTAGTTATAGTAGTAAGTAAAACTTTTTTAATCGTTCAATTACCCATCGTGCTCTACAGGCTTATACTGTCTCTCGATCCTTATTTTATACTCACTGGCGATGTCCTGGCAGTAAATATTAACTACTTTTTAAGTCCTATATGCACCCTCTTAATCATATGGTTATTCATTACACACCTTATTGATTCATGTGCTGGGTGTGAAACAATTATACCAAGAAAAAACATAAACGCTAAGATAAAGAAATTATTTGCTTTTTACCTTATTTCAGGAGGTATTATTATAGGTTTATTAATTGATGAAATAGTATTAAACTTACTAAACGTATCGCCTGAATCGGTGGTCATTGCAGCCTGTGTAACTATACCAACCATAGCTATCATTGAAATATTGATACTGCGTGCTAAAAATAATCTGATCGGTCTACTGTCGCGCACATGGATGGCATCAATAGGAATCTGGTTATACTTTTTGTTAAAGGCTGCTTATGATTTTGGAAGTATTTTACACAAAATTAGCTACAATAACTAGCCAAGTACTTGATATTTTTCTTAACTTACCAGCCATAGTAGCACTGATAAGTTCTGCTGTTGGGGCTTGCTATGTACCTAAAAAAAACGAAAAGATTACATTCAGAAAATTAGTTGAATACTTGGGTTCGGGTTTTGTAGCTGGGTTAGTGTGTAATATCATAGCTGAAGAGTATAATCTGGAATTAAAGATCACCATACTGCTTTCGATTCTTTCTGGTTTAGGTAGCTTACCTGTTGTTACGTTGCTTCAGTTTCTGGTTACCTCAATGACAGGTGTTCGCCCAGGATTAATAAAACTCTGTATAAAAGCTTTACTTGAGTTTTTAAAAAAACAATAGTTCGTGTTTTTTTGTCCTTTTTTATTGACACAAAGTATGATATTCCGTACATATAATTTCCTTGTTTTTAAAGTTTAAACAAAATATTGGAGCTGGAATTAATGAGCAAGTTTAAATTAAAATGTGGTGGAAAATATTGCACGAGTACTGACGTAGACGCATACCTGGATCAGGATGACATTGCACGTGAAAATGCAAATATTCCTTGGGGGCCTAATGGATTACTAACAGCTGTAGGTGGTTCTCAATTAAAAAATGATTACTTATCACGGCTTATCGAAGCTGGCCACGAAGAATTAGTGGCAATGCACGAAACCGGTATAGTTCATATCCATGACTTGAGCTTGGGGCATGTATCGCCTTATTGTTCAGGGCATTCTTTAAGGAAAATACTAGAAGAGGGTATTGAAACCGTGCAGGTCGCAGCTGGTCCTGCAAAAAGATTTAATACAGCGTCTAACCAAGCTGTTAACTTCATTGGTTCTGCATCTAATGAGTTTGCAGGCGCACAGGCTTTCTCAGATATAGACGTATATTTTGCGCCTTATGCTTATGAACAAGAAAAACATTATTTGAATTGGGGTGATAGCCCTGAAACTGCACGTAAACATTTACTATTCGACATCCAGGAAGGTATTCAGAATTTCATATTTCATTTAAACTGGAACACTCGCTACGGTGGCCAATGTGTGCGTAAAGAAGCTAAATGTCACACTCCCAACGGCTGGAAGGGGCATGACGAATTGCAAGTTGGTGACGAAATAACTGTGTTTGATTACAATAAACGTGAATTCAAGTTGGATACTTTAAAGCGCATATCTAATTTCGCCGCTCCTGAAATCATGCTCCACATTGAAACTGATGAGGGCACACATATCGTTACAAAAAATCATAAAGTTCTTGTGCACCACTTTAGCATTACTGGTGATAAAGATATTGTTGAATTGGTAGAAGCTAACATACTGTACATGGACATCAGGATGAGTCCTTGTACGTACAGATTGTTTACCAGGGATAATATCAGTGGTGAGCTAAGATTAATTCGAATTAACAGCATAGTAGTACAAACAAATTATGATCAAGTATGGTGCCCCACTACAGACACAGGGACTTTCATTTGTAAAGAACCTGAAGGATGCACATTTATCACAGGCAATAGCCCCTTTTCTAATATAACACTGGCCTTAGATATACCCAAAGATTTAAAAAATGACTGTGCTTTGATCAACGGTGAACGCTGCGATAAGTCTTATGGTGAATTAAGAGAATATCAGCAGATGATCGCTGAAGCTGTACTCAATGTATTTATTCAGGGTGATAAAAAAGGTACAGGCTTTACGTTTCCTGTACTTACATTAGCGTATACAAAAGATTTTTTTGATAACCCTTTGTGTAACAAAGTATGTGAGCTGACCGGTAAGTACGGAACACCTTATTTCCAAAATTATGTTAACGGTGAATCAGGTGGTGTTAAACTTGATCCCGCAGATGTACGTAGCATGTGTTGTCGGCTTCAGATTCAACTTTCTGATATAAAAAAATCAGGTGGCTTGTTTGGTAATGGTGAGCAGACAGGCTCTTTAATTGTTGTAACTATTTCTTTGCCTGCCCTTGCAGCCTGGGCTAAAGGTGACGTAAAAGAATTTAATAAAAAACTGCTTTATGTAATGCGCTTAATAAAAAATGCCCACTTATGGAAAAGGGATGTTGTTAACGAGTATTATCGTCGAAAGTTTCATTATACCGCGTATAAACATTTAGGTGAACGTGGTTTTAAATCGTTTTTTACTACATTCGGATTTATTGGCCTTTGGGAAGCTGTACAAATAGTGACAGGTAATGAAGACAGTTTCTTAAATAAAGAAGGCATGGAATTAGCAATGGACATACTACAATCAATGGTGACCACTGCTAAGCATTATGCAGCAGATACAGAAACTCTAATGAATGTTGAAGCGACGCCAGCTGAATCAACGTGCTACAAGTTAGCTAAAAAACTTAGGAAGAACTTTCCTGGCGCACCAACACAAGGAACCGAAGAAGCGCCCTACTTAACAAATTCCACACATATTCCTGTCTATTACAACCATCGTCTTGATTTAAATCTATTCACACAATCTAAGTTACAAGCCATTGTTAATGGTGGGACTGTATTCCACTATTATCTAGGTGAGCAGCTAAGCATAGATGGTGTAAAAGCCGTACTTAAAACATTAGGTTTAACCAAGTTACCTTATTTCAGCATATCTCCTGTGTACACAATCTGTGAATGCTGCGGCAATGTTATTCCTGGATATATGGAATATTGCCCTCATGAACATACTGACGAACAAGTACGCGCATACAAAAAGAAATACCCTCATTTAGTAGTAGATGGAGAAGCATAATGAAAAAATGTTTTTATGATTTTACATACGGTTTTACAGATTTTCCCAACAAGGTTGCGTATACGTTCTTTTTTACAGGTTGTAATCTCCACTGTCCTTATTGTTACAACAAAAATGTGGTTAACGGCAAAGGTCGTTTAGACACTACTGATATGTTGGAGATTCTGAATAAGCATCACGACGAATTAGGTTTTTTTCCAGGCGTTGTCTTATCTGGTGGTGAGCCTACTGTAAACCCTGAGTTTACACAGGTTTTGCTTAAGCTGCGTGGTTTTCCTGTAGCACTGCATACAAACGGCCAAGTATACAGCTTGTATCAATATCCTTATCAATCAATTGTTATGTCTTTAAAAACATCGGTTGATGGTGCACGACCAGGATATCTTAGAGACTATGTACGTGCTGCTGAACATTACAATAACATTCCTAATAAACGTTTGCGCATTGTAGATGCGCACTTAGGATACATTGAACGCGATTATGCAGAGCACGAATTACAAGATATATTTACACAATACGGATGGGTTATTGAACATGTCGATGAAATCAAGATTGATTAGTGCAATAAATGCTTTTTGCAAGCCTACAACAGAGGTACTAGAAGTCAAATGTTTACGCCCCGGTGTAACACTTCCTTTAGCTGCTACAGAAGGTTCTGTAGGCTTTGATCTTCAAGCATGTTTAGGCGTAAAAAACATTATATTAGAAGCAAATGTTGTACATAATATACCTACAGGCATCGCAGTTAACTTTACTGATAACTATTTTGGTGTTGTGGCTATTCGATCTGGTGTTGGCGCTAAAAGGCATATCCAACTAGCTACTCAGATTGGTGTTATTGACTCAGACTACCAAGGTGAAATTCATTTGCCTTTATTTTCACCTAAAGGGGGTGCTATCGTGCATAACCTGGAAAGGTTAGCACAGCTTGTGATTTTTGATCGGCGTAAGATTAGGTTACGCGCTGTAGACAATTTTTCTACCGAAACTAAGCGCGGTATAAATGGTTTCGGTTCAACTGGTGCTTTCTACAAAAAGGATGTAAAGAATGCATAAAGGTAAGCGTAAAATAAAAACAACAAAAACATATGCAAGAGTAACCGGATATTACAGGCCTGTGGAGGCGTTCAACAAGGGTAAGCAGCGCGAATTTGCAGATCGCACATTCGTGTAGCATAACTACAAGCCGAGGGGCTAGGTAAAACTAGCCCCAAGATAAAGGTAAATAACCATGATTGGTAGGATAGTAGGTGTTTTATGTATCATTCTAATGAGTATAATATGGGCGCTATCGCATAATGCAGCGACAACAACCATATATGCTGTAGAGAATGAATTTCATGGAGAGACTGTGCCTTTGATTAAGAGTTTATTTAACACCGACTACGTTAATGTTATAAGTGCTTCTGACTTAAATGACCTTGAAAACAAAGTTACCAATGACTACACAGCTATAGGCTATTCAGGCCCATATAAAATAAGTGACAAATTTCATAAATCCACAGCAATAAGGTATGAGAAACTTTATCTCGTTAGCTACGGCTCTGTTAAGCATAACAGCGGGGAAAAGATAGGTTACGTAGCAAATTATTTGTATGGGATGCATGCAGATAATGGTATTGATTACGGCACATTAAAAGAAGCTGTGCACGCATTGGTTAAGGGCGAAGTGGATTATATTTGCGTAAATCGTCAAAGAATAGTTGACTTTTTGTCAAAAGGAAATTATAACACAGACATGTTCAGCATCGTTACACCGCACGTTCAAGTGCGGCCCATTAAGCTGTTCAGTATCAATCCAATGATACAGCGTGTTACTAATGATCCTGATGGTTATGGTCCGCGTGGCGACTACTTCATTATACGGCCTTTAAATTAGGAGAAAATATGGCTAAGAAAAAACAGACCCTTATTGAAGAGCAGATTGAAGAGCAGATTGAAGAGCAGCCAGTTAAGATTGTCGAAAATTGGAATGACGCTGCTGTTGTATTTGTTGATCCTAGCGAAACGATTGCTGCACTTGACAGGAATTGGGCACCGTTTGGTCTTGGTGGTGACACTATTGACCAAGTTATTACTGAAATATTCGATTCGCTTAGCGAATATGAAGTCAGTAATAAGAATGATCATCTTCAAATCGTTAAGTTAACTGAAAAGTTTATACCTAAGCCAGAGCGTACACGCATCGTAGCGTTGACGCAGTTGGACGAAATTCTCAGTAAAGCATAGCAAACCTTTTAACCCTATACATGGAGCAAACATGTCTCAGTCTAACACTAATAACGACTGTGAAAATGTCGTATATCTTCCAATGAATGGCGCACTAGTATCAGTACCTTACTGTGTGCATAAATATGTTGCAGTCATGTCTCTTTGCGACATACAATTAGCATCGTATACACATAGCGTACACAATAAACATAATATAACAAATGTAAACATTGAAGACGGCCCAGCAATTATTTTCACAGATGATGACGAAATAGCAGCTAAAATGTGTAAATATGCACAGCTTATGTACGCTGTAAAGTATAACGAGCATGCAATTGAAGGCATATGTGCATTATTAGATCACTACCCTACTGTATTTAACATGGTTAACCATAACGATGGTAAATCATTCAATGTACGTGCACGCCGTTGTTATCTCTACGGTGCAAGTCCAAAAGATTATAAATTATACGATGCAGAGTCTGACGTTATTTTTAACGTTGATAATGCAACACAAGTTAATTATACCGAGCTTAGAAATATATTTGAGTTAATGTGTGCTACTGTTGGTATGGAGTTGTAATGACTCCTGATAAATTATTCAATCGAATACAAGTAGCTAAAGGCCTTAACCAAACAGAGCTAGCTAAAAAACTCGGCTGGTCTACGTCTTTAGTTAATAAGTTGGCTAAAAGTAAACGTGAACTTAACGCAAACCATATATATGCTTTGGCTAAACTCTGTGGTGTGCATCCTGAAAGCATAAAAATATTATTAGTCAACATAAGTCCTGATTTGAATGTTAATGATAAAGAGTGTATCCAAATAATACAAGCAAATATTATAAACTTGATGTTCACAGAAGGAGTTAAGCATGACAAATAATAATAATAAAATACGCAACTATGCAGAAAATGCACTTATGGTTAGTGCGGAATTAAACATCCAACACGCGCTAGGTTTAGATGTTGGCACATTTTTGCGCGTTTTTTACAATGAGCATAAAGATGATATTAAAGCAACTTTACAGCATGCAAAAAAAGTGACTAACGACAATGATACATGCATATATGTAAGCAACAAATTTGATGATGCTAACGATGTATCATACTGCGTACTTGCTGCTTTTAATGATACTATGGGTGCGCTTATTTATTTTGATCGCGCAGATGTGCTTTCAATAGATGAAATGCTTACGCTGTACAGCAATATATGTGGTATTGAAACAAGTGTGGTAAATATAAGCACCTCTGAAATTAATGAGCAAGTGCAATAATGTATAGAGTTAATTATTCAGATGGCATGTACTATATGGATGAGTTAGTCGTGCACAGTGAAAATGAGCACTACTATCGTTCAGATGATAATAAGTTGTATGCTAAAGATACAATTTTTATCAATAAAAATGAAAAAATCATGCAAGAAATTGTGGACAGGCTAAACAAATATAAAAATGAACTTGTATTCATAGTTGCTGTTGTAGGTGCTACTCATGTTGTCATCAGTGTTACTGGTGCTACAGCAGTTTCGATGGGTATGCCTATATTTCCTACAGCTGAAAAAGCCATGATAATGGCGGATATGATGAACAGTGGTATTATAAATGCTAAAGATGTTGCTTTTCAGTAAAAAAGCTAATTTAAAGAGTATAACATTAAACATGTTGCAGGTAAAAAATGATTTGTAATCATATGCTTCGCGTGCTTAGTGTGCACGCTGGTAAAATATACGCTAAATATCATACAGAGCCTTTACAAGAGAATTTACGCCGATTGGTCACAGATAACGTCGTACACACTAGCGGTGATGTTCCTGGCCAAATAAAGCATTTATGGCTTTGTGAAGATGGTAAATTTTTTTATATTATCGATACACGTGCAAAAGAATTTAAACTACTTTTTGTAGGTAATTCTAAAAAGACACATCCTATCGAAGCTTATGAAGATTTCAGAACTATATTTACAGGTGCTGTTGCTGAAAATTTGGGTATCAGATCAGCAATACGGTAATAGTAATCTATAGAATAAAAAAACAATTTAACACGTAATCTAAGGAGAAAGTTTATGCGCGACTTACGGTCTATCAACGAGAAGAGGAAAAAAGACATACTGAACACTTGTGAAAGTTTGGAGGAATTGTTGACTACAAGCTTATGTACTCCTGTGGAAGTAAGGTTCATAACTTCTAAGCTTGCATCTAATGGTGAACATATTTTTTATTTTTGTTGCTACTATAACAATAAGAGGCACATCATTGATTTGAATATGGTTGATTGTATACAGCCTATTTCATCTAAACTGCTAAACGACATTGTTCATTATCTCAAATTTAACAATGAACCTCCAGCAAGTGTTAATAAAAAATATTTCAGGATGCACTCTGATGTGCTTAGTAAAAGCATAGCAAAAGAAATTAAAAGCTTATTAGGCGTTGATATCAATGTAACTTACTCAGATGCAGAAGGTATTGTTGATAAACATACGCAGAATGAAGAAGACCTGTATTTTGAATCATCCTTATCTGCTCCACGCGTTAAAGAAGAGCGCGAAGACACTATGCATATGCAATGCGGTATAAAACCACCCAATAAAAAAAGCGGAGGAGATGTAAAAACAGTAGGCCAAACACGATTAGCATCAAGCATGATTAAAAAGATCGGCGTGGATGTAGCTGAAAAACTGGACAAAAAAATTAAATTGTACGCGCAGCGCTATCACACTGATGGTGTCGATGTTACAATATGCTACGAACATGAAAGTCACTTAAAATGCTCTACTGTTTTTTTGAACTATGATTTAATCAATCCGTATCAATATGAACATACACTTTCGTACGTAACTGAAGAAGTATTCAAGGTTATCACCACTTTATAAATAACACTTACATGGAGCTAACATGATTGATTATAAAGAACTTCCTGGCTATACCCGTGACTACATCGAAAAAGTATCAAAAGTCATTCTGGAACGAGTACGTAAACAAATAGATGCACGTCTGGAAACGTTAACTATAGATATTGATCTCAACCAAAACATCACATGGACACTCCACATTGGTGGTTTTGTAGTGGTTAAACTGATCATACCCAGCGCATTTCATACTGAATATACAATTAACCAAATGGTTATTGAAATAGTAACCTTACTTGAAAAATTAGGTTGGCCTAAACCACTGGGCGCTAATGTAACTACAGGAATTCGTGATCTTGATAGACGTTTAAACATTGTCGTATGGGCTATTACAAATAAATTAAAAAATACGTTGGAGGTTTGTCGCATTGAACCGCAGGGTGATGCTTTTGATGTAGTTTTTTGTTTAGACACGCGCAAAATTAAAGGTTCTATTTACACTGCTTTGTTATGTACCAAGGATATGATAGAAGAAGTGGATGATCCTCTCGATGTTGAGTCTACAACTATGTATAAACGCTTAAATGCGATTTGTAACGATTTATTGAAGATAGGTAAAAAGTAATGCTTAGCGAATTCAATAAAGTTTTACGGTGCTATGCTGTGGAACGTATTTGCCAGCTCATCACTGAGTATAGTGGAGTAACAATAACACCTACAGGCGTGGTTGCATTGTCTCCATATAGTCTGAATAAAACTTCAAATATAGACAGCTTAACTTTTATGCACAGTCCTTGTGGAGAATCACTGTCACAAACAATGGTTGCACATACGTATGCTCAAGAAGAAGCGATTGATTTGATTTTCTTGTACACTACTCCAAAAGATGCTTAGCCTGAAATAATGGCTATCCCTGATTATTATATAGGGGTTGAAAACGAGCATTTGCTTTATAATATAGGTACGCGCCAAATATGTGCATCTGCGCCACCAACAAGGGATTTAATTGAACACGCACAAAAGGTAGCAAACATTATTGAATATAGGTATGAATTGGCAAATAATGTCGTAATAGAACCAACAAAGTGTATTATTAAGGAGAAGTATTCAGCTTATGTGGCTAAGGTAAGTTCCGATAAATCCACATTTTATCATTTAATAATAATAAACAATCAGCAACAAGTCTCTGAACTAGTTTTTGCAGATAGAATTGTTAAATTTGCAAAGGAGAATATGTTGGTATGAATCTCATAAATAATTATTTTGTAGCTGGCATTGAAAGATATTGCCAATGTTTGTCTAAACATTTAGATAATAAGGTAATATTTTATGGTCAATATACATTCGACATCACTACTGATGATATTTTCTTTCTAGCCATGGTGGAACGTAATCCCATTATTCAGGTAGTACCGTTTAGACATGCTGAGTTAAGCACTGGAATTGAAGCTTCTGCTAGATTAGCCGTACAACAAGATAAACACTTTTTGTCTATAAGTAATCCTAATAAGGAAAGAAAAAAGTTCATTAATGAAATAATCTTTGAACTTAAATGGTGTCTAATTAAAGAACGTGACATGGATGTTGATCTGTGCTTTTCTCGATACGTCACTAACGGAGATGATTGGGGCGCAGTTATTCGCTGTAATAATATGATGGAATTTCTTGTCATGGAAAATAATTTATACAGGCACTCTCCCTGTTCTATGTTAAGTACTAGGTTATTTGATGAAATGTATAATTACATCAAAGATCACAATAATTTTAATAAAATGTTTGAGGAGGAAAAGTAATGAGTAATGAAGACAAAGATTATTCAGAGGCATTTTCTAAGTTTATTAAGTCTGATTATTCGTGCATGCCGCCCATAAGTGCTAACAGAATGTCTACTGAAACATTTAACGATGTATCTCAATACGCTAATTATGAGATAGCCAGAGAGCTTGGAAGCAAAGTACAGAACACGCGTCTTATAGTGGACATAGGTATTAAATTCATCTGTTCATTTATTAAAGAAGTGCTAGATAACGCAGCAGTCAGGATTTTAGAAGACACTGGTTTAACTGAAACATATACAGTGGATTCAATGATTTTAACTGATTCTAACGGTGTCTACATTGAAGCTACTTTATGTGGTAAATTCAATGTAAGCACTAAATTAGATTTTTTCGGATCATTGGAAACTGCTGTTTTCCGCAACGCTGATAAAATCGTCAGTTTAGTGTACACGAGCAATATGGATGACGATGATTTTGATACCGTTGCTAGTAAGTTTGTTGATGATAATAGGGCAAAATAAAAATGACAGATAAGTATTCTTGGGATTTTTCAAGCGACACAGCTTCAACGGTGGCTGGTGATTTGATGACTGAATATGAGCACACTGGTGATGCTCATATATTTGCTATAAATGCAGCAGAATCTTTTATCCATACGGTTGTAGTAGAAGCAGCAACGATATTGGCTGAAGAATTAAGTGTTAATATGAAGTACAAGATCAAGTCCATTCTATTTAAAAATATCAGCGTATGCAGGGTTGATTTAGTACTATTTGATTGGCTTTTTGTTAGCGCTGATATTGAGATAGGTAGTCTTGATACGAGAGATAACATTAATACAGGAGTTCAAGAAATTCTACATAATGCTTATTTAACTTATTTTGACGACAATAAAAAAGAATTAAGACAAACATTCATTTCAAAGTATACATCTGCGTAGTTAACACCTTACGTATAAGCTAGAGCCTCTGCAAATGATGTGGTGGCTCTTTTTTTTGCCTACTTTGTTGCCACATTGACAAGAATCAGGTAATCATGTTATAAACTAAAAATATAAAAACCATCGAGGGCTTCTTTTCTAGGGGGTATGGGTATCGTTGAAAATCATGTAAAGTATTAAAATAATAAAAAAAACATCAAAATTATTTCTCTAAAATTGACTAAAAATCATCAATTAGGCTAAAAATTGTGCTAAAACTACCTAAAACAGCACAATTTAAAAATTGTGAAAACAAATAAAATTAGATAGTTATGCTAAATTAGCCACTTTTTTTACCGGGGTAATATAGGTTGTTTAAGTATACTCATGAACTAGAGCGAAAAGTGCCTACAAAGTTTGCAAAATTTTTATAAAATTTTTTAAAAAAAACAATAAACGAGTTCTACATAAATAGGGGGGGAGTAATGAATGTATCCCGTGTTTTTGTATACGTATAGTACTTTTTAAAC